TATGTGCGAGTGCAGTGCGCTCACGGGCGGCGCCATTGGGCGCCCTTGTTTTTTCTACTTTTTCATCAAGAAACTGATGCCAATCTTCAAATAAAAATTGCATTTCGATAGTAAATAGTATTACTTTTCTTTACAATCTAGTGAAATCTTATTTAAAAATGCCTTTAGCTCTTCCCAATTTAATTCGCCAAAGCTATCTTCTCTCATCATTTTAATAAGAGCAGTTTTGTTAAATGTGCAATCAAATTCTTTTACAGCATAATCTATCTTTTGTTTTCCCTGAATTGAAATCAGTGGAGAGTACAGTTGCATCATTTTATAGTTATGTTCAATGATATCTTTTGACTCTTGTACACTTTGAAAGAATTTCAACTTTGAATCTGAATTCTCACAATATTCTACTACTTCATCGATCGTAACAGTGTCCTCTTCGGCCAAAAATAACAAATTTTTCTTAACTTTCCCAAAGCCGACGCCTCTAACGCCGGGCAAATTATCGCTAGTATCACCTATAATAGATCTTGCTAGTGCCATATTTGTTGGATGTACGCCAAAAGTCTCAACAACACTATCTTTCGTCATTATCTCGTTTTTTGTCGGACGATAAACTATAGTTTCGTCATCACAAAGTTGCAAAAAATCTTTATCATTTGAAACAATAACTTTTTGCCATTCTTTATAATCCGGCATTTGAACAATATAAGAAACAATATCATCTGCTTCAACTTCTGGTAACATAAGTTGAATAATCGGCATATTATTGAGATATTCAATTAATCGCGTTTGTTGCCAAACTCTATTTTGGAGTTCTTCATCTTCAGTTAAATTGCGCACCGAACGATTAAGCCGAATTGGCTTTCGTCCTGCTTTATAATTACTATCGACTATTTTACGTTTACGAGAACCATTCGGGCCATCCCAAGCAAAAACGATTTCATCTGGTTTAATCATCCTCGTTAGTTTTTGCAAAATTTTAAGAGAACCCTTGATTCCGCCAATTGGTTGTCCATTTGACGAAAGACTCGGATCAACAACATACGCTCTCAAATATAAATTGAGAGCATCTATAACCATAACACGCTTCATAAAAACCTCTAACTAGTAATGTAACCGACTGTCAAGCATTTGTCAATTCTTTTGTGCCGGCTTGCTTGTCATCTATATCATAGAAATTAGCCGCCGATCCTTCACGTTTAACAAATTTTTGAATGATCTGAACGTCTATAAGTTCTATTATTTTTTGCCTGAATTCTTGATCTTCTTTCACCAATTTGGTCCATTTAGAAGGTTGGAATTTTTTAACATAGTCTCCCATGGTCAAAGTATACCAAGAACCAGCAACAGTCATTTGTGGTGCATCCTTGACAGCATCAAACCAAGATTCTTCATCTTGTACACCGACTTCTGCGGTCCCCCATAAAATGCGAAAAGCGCAAGTTCTGCCTTCAGTGCCGAAACGAGATTTCTTCAATTTGACTTTTACCTCAGAACCGATTTTAAACCCTTTATCATCATAAACAGCGGCAGATTTACTTTTTCGTCCTGTTAGCCAAATTCGAAGAGAATATGAATAGTGCATTGCCTTGCCACCAGGAGTGATATAAGGCTCAACCATTGCAATTTGGCGCGCCATTGGGCCGCGTGGGATATTTGTTTTAAGCTGATTAAGAACTATAAGAGCCGCCTGCTTATCAGCAATTGGAATTACCAATTTGGACATTGCTTTGGCAAGAATTCGTGCTTTAGTGGCAACTGATGATTGGGGATTAAAATCGCCCTCAACATCCGAAACAGCCGGCGTAAAGGCGAGGGAATCCCAAATAAAAACCAATTTTTGTTCTGTTGCGCCCAAAAGATCTTCAATTGTTTCTAAAACAAATTCTACCGAACTAGCCTGGATATACATTAAAGAATCCAAATCACAGCCGGCCTGCTCTAAGAAACTAGGATCAATTGCAGATTCAGAATCAAAATAAACTACAAGTTTACCAGTTTTTTGAGCATTTGCAGCAATTTGTGCTGCCATATAAGACTTTCCAGTCGATTCGAGGCCGGCGATTTCTGTAATCTTTCCAGTAGGAATTCCTGCTTTTTTGCCTTTGCAAATAATTGAATCCAACCAGAGAGAACCCGTGGGTATCCATTCCTTTACTTCTGTAGGATTGTCGCCATTTAAATCATGGGCGACATTTCTACCAGCTTTTTTATTAATCATTTTTATTAAATCGTGCATAGCCACACGACCAGCTTTAGCTTTTTTAGACATTATTCTTCTCCTTAACTTTATTTATTTTATTTCTTTATTTTTTTTATTTTGATGCTCTCGCATCATTCATAATTATAACCGTTGTTGCTATAAAAGTCAAACAAAATATAAAAAAGCTCCTTCTAAAAGGAGCTTTTAAATTAATACAAAAAACGTCAGTAATTTCAATCAATACCCAAGACTTCGATCTTGAAATTTAAATTTTGACCAGCAAGAGGATGATTAAAATTCAAAGTTACATCATTTTCTCCTACAGATTCAATTTTTGCTACAAATGATTGCCCTTCCGTATTTGTGCCTCGGACGGAACCACCTATCTTAAAATCAAATTCGGGAGGAAAGGCACCAAGCGGTACCGTTTGAAACGCCTCTGGATCAACATCGCCGTATGCTTGTTCTGGAGTTAAGGCAAACTTTTTAACTTCACCTATCGTCATTCCCTCCAAAGCTGTATCAAATCCAGCAATTAATTGTCCCGAACCGACTTCTGCAGATAAGGGCCTATCACTCGTATATGAGTTACCAAATTCAGTTCCATCTTCTAGCGTACCAATGAAATGAATATTCACCGTGTTTCCTTTTTGTATTTTGTTCATTATACTTCCTTTTATAATATTAAAAAATGAGGCACCTTTTAACCTGTGCCTCCCTGTGGCTTGTGTGATATTACTTTCCAGTCATCAGATCATCAAAGGCCTTATCAACACTATTCTTTGTTTTATAGCGTGTGCCTTCGTTCGAACGATTTTCGGCATTTCCATCGGTTGCCAATTGTTCATCGAGAATTGCCTCTACCTGAGCGGGCGACAGCCGCTCAAAGATGTTTTCGAAATCTGGCATCTTACTAAGAAGGCCAGGAATAGCATCATTGTCTTCCAGAAGAGGAGTAGTGTTGCGGCGCATCTTCATGTTGGTTTGCGGAAAAGCTCCAGGCTTTGTTGGCTTTGTGTAAGTAAGGCAAATATCAGTACCTTCCTTAATATCAGTAATATCACCATATTCTGGATCTAAGATGTAGCCAAGCAAAAGCTCGTAAGCCTGCTTTCCATATCCATAAACCTTAACTCCTTCACTTTCCATTCCACGCACAACTACGGGCGAAAAGTAACGAGTACGAACAAACAGAGACTTTGCCAGCTTCTTGCTCTCGTCATCGTTGTTGCTTACCCCATCGCGCCAAAGCTGTGAAGCAAATTCACAAATTGGGCAATGTTCATTATAGTTGCGCTTCGGACAGGGAATTCCGCCGCGATGATTTCCTACATTATAGTGGAAAAACATTTCCTTTAGCGGATCTCCGTCTTCAGTTGGGATAATGCGAATATCTTGATCGCCTTCATCTGGCCTGAACCAAATAGAATTCTTATCCCCATCCTTGTTATCTCCACGTAAAGAAGCCAGCTTCTTACGCATTAGTTCCATATTAATAGACATGTTAATTTCTCCTTTTTAGTCTATAGTACATCAAGCGTTCCTTGATGCCTCGTCAAAGACCCCGATCTAGCAAAGATCACGGGTTAGTTTGTATTGCGTTAGTATGAGCAACGCAGTACCCAAAATCATTTTCATAAGGCGATTCATAAATCGCATAAGTTACATTTTTAAATGCATTTCTTGGTTTTTGTTTTAAATTTTGAATTATGTTATAGTGTAATTCACCATCGTTCTCAAGTCTTTCTTTGTTGATACATATAAAGTAACATACATCACGAGTGTTGTCAAGCTCAAAGAACCAATTTTCTTTTAAATTTTCGGGATCAATTCGGCCGATGGATCTAATTCGTTGAATTTCGGAAGGATCGGAGAGATTTCCAATTATCGGCTCAATATGGCTAAAAAGATTAATATAGTGAACACCATAATATATGGCTTTATTCAAAGTTGAAAAATATTTTTTAATTGGGACAGAACCTATCATTTTTTCTAAAGCAGGATTACTGATAATTGTGAATGATTCAAAACAGCCAGAACGTGAATATTCCTGAAGAACGCCAAAAATTGCTCGTTCTTGAAGCTTGGTATCACCAATAAGCAAATCAACATCTGGTTTAATATAAAAAATTTCTATCTTTTTGTCTTTAATTTGTTCCAATAGTCCCAGAGTATAATTTGCCGAAAATGAAGAGCCGCACACAAAAATTTGTACATTTTCTTGTATTTTATCAATTGTTTTATATTTTTTTAAATTCGGAACGTTATCTTCGCATTTCTCAGCAGTAGAAAAATGTTTGAGACATCGAGTATAGGGTCCATTTTTCTGATTCTTCGAAAACTTAAAAATATTGTATTCTTTGTGTTCTTTAAAGAAGGACACAATGTTTTCGCCTGTCGTTCCTATGCCAATTAGAGAAATCAAATTATTAACTCCTTTAACTCACTATAGTTTTCGCCTGCTTTAAGATTAACTTTATATTTGCCAAGTATAGTATTTTCGTATACTGATTTAATCAGGGGTACCAAATCTCTTTCCTTATCTTTTAAATCAACAACCACTTCGTCGTGAACGACATGAGAAACAAAAGAATCTCTATCATGAAGAATATAATCGATTTCTGCCGCTCTGTCAAGGGTAATATCTGCAGTTGTGCTCTGATTTAAATAAGCGAAGGCTCTTCCACGATCTACTGCTATATTTCTTCCAAATGGAGTTTCGAGAAAACCATTTTTATAATATTTTCTCAATATCACATCTTTGTTATATACTGAATCCGTTGAAAATTCAGTTTTAGGGTTATAAAGCCACGCAAAAAATCTCACTTTTGCCTCTTCTCTATCAACTTCGCAATCAGCAAATATATTGTGCATATTCCATTCATGAATATCATAATCTGGTTGTTCATGGCCACCAAGAGCCAAAGCCGTTCGAACTTCGGCGCCGTTATAATCTAAACTCAAAAACCAATCATTATGTGGCTTTATTAGCTTTCTGTATTTTTTATTCATCGTAAGAACGGGAAAACTGCCGGGATGAGTTGCCAGCCTTCCAGTAATTGTACCAAAAAGATTATAATTGATAAAATGGCTGCCATTCAATAATTTTTTAATTTTTTCTCTGTCCATCGATCTTACCATCAAATCTACGCAATTGGTGTTATTGACGTTTAGGCTCTTATGTTTAATCTTGTGCAAAAGCTTATGTACTTTGCTAAGATGATCATAACTTTCTGATTTATCGTAATTTTCAAAAACATAAGCCGTAATTTTATTCTTTACTTCACAAAATTGCAAGAGAAAATTTTCTGGCACTAAATCATAAAAACAAAGCTCGCTTAAATCAATTTTGGCAATCCTAAAAGCAGTCAAATAAGCTTTAAATTCGGATTGAACCAAATCTAATTCCTCTTTTAATTCTGCTGGACAAACTTGTTGAAGACTCAAGCCTCCACATCTAATCCACGCATATTCGACTTTATCGTCTTTGATGGAAGCAGAATATTTCCAAGTTTTTGTTAAATTTTCTGGGATTTCATCAAAGGAAAGTTTGCCGTCTGTATATACACCAACACATTCCGATTTATCATCAAGAGTTTGAAAAATCAAAGCTACTCCATTCTGGCCTTAAGGTGAGTATTAATATAACTCAATGATCCACGATAGTCAAATGGTTTATTCACAATTGATTCAAATCTTGTTAAACCAGCAGATAAAGATTTAAATTTTGATATTCCCAGACAATCGTTTACAATTCTATTTTGGGATGAGGAATCAAAATTATTTTCATCTTCCAAAAATCTGATCTTAAAGTATAATTTAAGTAATCTTTCTTGCGTTAATATTTCTTCTATTTCTTCAATATTATAGTTCTTGGATTTAACAATTTTGGCAATTGTTCTGCCGTTGCACTCTTCAGTAATCGCATATGACTTTGATCTGGCAAGATTGTATAACCTTAACAAATAGAATTTG